CTTCAACAATGTTATAATAATTTTATTAACGATGCACGTAAAGGTGATATTGACATCGCAGTAATGATACATGATGACGTGTATATTAATACTCGCGATTTGTACTCTCTTTTATCTAAAGCTGCAGAACAATATACTGTGTTTGGGCTTGCTGGTGCTACTTCTTGTAAAATCGGTAGCCCGGCTTTATGGCATCTTATGTCGAAGAGGGAAGATCAGAGAGGTTGCGTAGCACATGGTAGTGAAAAGTCTTATATGTATACTTCTTTTGGTCCTGTACCGAGTAGATGCTTAGTTATAGACGGTGTATTCATTGGTATTAATATCAAAGAGCTACCTGAAAATGTGAAGTTTGATGAATCATACCCATCTAAGTTTCATTACTATGATTTAGACTTCTCACTTGAATGTAATAGGAACAGTGTTAAAATAGGTGTTGTGGATATACCTATCATCCATCAGAGTCCTGGTTTAACTAAACCAGATAAAGAGTTTTACAGTGGTCAAGAATATTTTATAAACAAATGGAAGAAATAGAAAGATTAAATTTAGATTATTATGAGCAAGTACTCATATATAAAAGTCTTACTGATGAAAGGTATCTAGCTCAAATTATTGACCATGTGCAACCTGAATATTTTAACGATAAAAATATTAAAAAAATATTTATGTTAATTAAAACCTTCTATGTAAAGAGGCAAACCTTACCATCTATAACTGAACTTAAATCTTACTTAATAAATGATGATTTAAAGCATAGTTTTGCTAATGTGGTTAAGAACTTTAAGGATATTGATAGAGATTTTAATAATGATGAACTATTACATAATACAGAAAGATTTTTAAAGGAAAGGTCAATCTATAATACCATGTTAGCTGTAGCAGAAGATATATCTTCTGGTAAAGTTGATACAAGTTATATTTTAGACTCATTTGAAAAGAGTTGTAATGTTGATCTAAAGAGTGAAATAGGTCTAGACTTATATGAGGATATTGATATACTAGTTGATGAAATTAATACCGATCAACCTACAATACCATCAAAGTGGAAATGGTTAGATGATAAGTTGGATGGTGGTTTCTTAGAAAATGGTAGAGCATTATACGTTTTTGCTGGTGAAACGAATGTTGGTAAGTCTATTTTTCTAGGTAACATTGCATGTAATATTGCAAGTCAAGGTAAGACTGTTTTACTTATATCTTTAGAGATGTCAGAAATGATGTATGCTAAAAGATTATCTTCAAGTATAACAAATATACCTATGCGAGAAATGAGAAACGATTCTAATACGTTAAAGCATCGTATACAGCAGCATAGTATTAATAATCCGAATGATAAAATTATTATTAAAGAGTATCCACCTAGTACTATAACATCGCAGCAAATTCAAGGATTTGTACGTGAATTGCATAATAAAGGTATTAAACCGGATACAATTGTACTAGATTATCTAAATCTTTTAAAGAGTGATATAGGTACAAATTCATATGAAAGAATAAAATATGTTACTGAAGAGATTAGAGCTCTAAGCTATGTGTTTAATTGTCCTATAATTTCAGCTACTCAATTAAATCGATCTGGTTATGATGAAGAAAATCCTGGATTAGATACTATATCAGAATCGATTGGAATGGCAGCAACTGCTGACTGTATTATAAGTGTGTTTCAAAACGATGAAGATAAAGAACTTGGGATTGTTCGTTTAGGTATGATGAAGAATCGATTTGGACCTAATTACGGGGTACAAGCCATGCGAATAGATTATAATACATTAACGTTAAGTGAGGATGAAACTATTCAGGATTGTGGTGATACAGATCTAGGTGGTATATCAAATGCTTTAGGAATGTTGAGTAATTAAAAGTGGGAACTAAATAAAGTAAATGCCTAAAATACATGTATTTACCGACGCTGACTTGGATGGAGCTGGCTCTTTTTTAGCTTTAAAACTAGCATATAAAAATGCTGATATATCTTATAGTGTAACCACGGAAAAGAATTTTAGAGAAAACATATTAAATTGGCAGCTTAAAGATAGCTTTAAAAATTATGATACAGTTTTTATATGCGATTTAAATATAAAAAATGATATAGCTTTAATTGATAGAGATAACGTGGTAGTATTTGATCACCACGCAGAACATGTAAATCATTTAGATGAATATGTAAGAGCAAAAGCTATTGTAAAAGATTACCCATCATGTACATTATTAATGTATCATTCTTTAAAGTTAAAAGAAAAGATAACAGATTATCAAAAGCTTTTAATTAATTTTATTTCTGATTATGATAGCTATGTATTAAAATTTCCACAAAGTCGATCACTTAATCAAATCTTTTGGAACTATACTGGTGACCGTGTACAGAAATTTTTAATAGATTTCGAAAACGGTTTTTATGGTTTCAATCAATATCAAAAAAATGCATTAAAAATTGTTGAAAAAAATATTGAAAACTATTTTAAAACTCAAGCATTATATAAAGGTAACTTAAAAATATCCGGTAAAGATTATAATGTAATGGGAGGTTTCTTTTCTTTTAGTCCTAATGAAATTGCAGAAAGAGCTTTACGTGAAAATAATGCCGATGTTATTTTATTAATAAATTTAAAGTCAAAAACAGTTTGTTATAGAAAATCTAAAACATGTGATTTAGATGTTGGTAAATTAGCTGAAAAGTTAGCTGGTGGTGGTGGTCATGAAGCCGCTGCTGGATCTTTGTTAAATGATACTATAATTAATATTACCAAACTACTACAACCAATATGTTAGAACCACCACCATATCATTCTATTGAAAATCAAGAGTTTTTACATTCATTTTATTCTTTCTGTACTTTCGTTGCTTTAATAAACGGTAAAAAATTAAACTACGCTACTGTTTTCCTTAAACTACTAGAAAGTGAATCTTTATTAAATTTATTTAAATTGTATATAAATGAAGATAACAATTTTAGTGCTCTTCAAAAATTCATTCAAACAGAACCTTCAATTACAAAAAGTAAGTATATAACAAAATTTCTTAATAAATTTGATAAAAATGCATTTCAGCAAAGATCTTTATTATAAAGTTAACAGTATAGTATGACAGAATTCGAAAAGATAATATATAATACCTTTTTAGAGACTAGTAAAAAGGTAAATAATAAACCGGTAAGATATAGAAAAGATTTTACTAAATTCGAAGAAAATGAAAATTATATCTACATTAATAAATTATCTGCATTCTTTACAAAATTTAAACATATAAATGTAAAAGATTTTTTTGAAGCTCCTTATTTTGTATATGATGAAAATTATTTCGATTTAAAATTTTATTGCTCCCATAAAGCAATAAAGACTTATACAGCATATAATGATAATTATATTTTAAATAATCCAGATGATCCTAATACTTTACTAAAATTAAAAGAGTCTATTAGTTTTATATACGATTTCTGTAAAAGTAAAAATATTAAACCTCAACAATATATTAACCATATTGAAGGTAATTACAATAGCTTCTTTAAGCATATAAAAGAAAGAAGTATTAACTTTTACATCATATTTAGTTTTCCTGGTATTGACCAGATTTTAAATAATTATGATAATGAGATAAAGGGTATGTTCAGTTCTAACTTTTCTAAAATTAACTATTTACGAACAAAATTTTACGCTAGCGGTAAAGCAAAAAAAATAATTAATAAATTTAAAGAATACGTTGAAACTCGATAGTTGTATAGTATAATATTGTTATGAGTATAACAAGTTCAATGTTCGATAGTATTAAGTCTGCTCTAGCGACAGACAATGAAAGTAATAAGAGTGGGTATGCTGATATCCTTAAAACGCCGGTAGGTAATACATTTACTGTAAGGCTTCTACCAGATGGTAAGAAACCTCAAAATACATTTTTTCATTATTTCCAGCATGGTTGGAATAGCTTTGCAACTGGTCAATATACCAGTGCATTGTCATTGCAGACGTTCGGTGAAAGAGATCCGATTGCTGAAGAAAGGTATAAGATTCTACGAACTGGTTCTGAAGAAGAGAAGGAAAAGGCGAAGGCAATTATGCGTTCTGAGAAATGGTTAGTTAACGTTTATGTCGTTA